AGGAAGCCCTGTGTAAGCAGATCGTCAACGGCGAGATCATCACAGCAACATACACCCCACAGCAGGAGGCAGCATAATGAAACAGTTTGAGTTTAACCACGCAAACAAGAGGTGGGACCTCCGAGATGCGTTTTACTACGAACACCGTGGCTTCACCGAGTTTGAAAACGGTGAGCTGATTATCAACCACACAAACATCCACTGCCGTAGGTACCAGAATAAGTACGACGTTGAGATGACGACGACGCGAGACTGTGGGCGGCAGCTGTACCTCGACGTGCTGTGCACGCAGCCGGTCAAGAAAGCGTGGTTGTTGCAAGGCGGTCAGCAAGACATGGCCCTCGACTATGAACAGAAAGTGGCGGTTCACCTACACGGTGGGTGGCGCGGTGCGTATAAGTCCCGCGAATTACCTCGACAGTATCATGGTGCCCATGCGTTCTGGCCACGGGCTAATCAACGACCGGTCCCCCTCACTCAATTCACCGTGAGCAAGCCAGACCGTTCAATCAAGAAAGAGTTGATCGGCAAGCTGGACGACATACGGGCGGCGATCACTGCCGCGATCCGTATCAATCCTGCAAAACACATCTACGCCAGAACTGACTGCAAATACTTAGCCACTCCCAAGTGGCTGGAAATGTCCCTTACTGACATCGTCGCGTCGTTAACTGCCGGGACTGACTACAGCAACGACCGAGACCGCTACGCCATCGCACACAACGGGTTTTCGTACCCACGTGCCGATACTTACCACGACTACCTCTACTTTAAATAAGGAGCACTACCATGGCCCACGTAAGAAAAACCCAAGAACTTGTCACTGCAATCGACTACAAAGTTCAGCAGATGTGTGAGGCGGCACAAGAACCGCATCAACAGCAAAATTTGATGCTCGGCACCGCTGAGTACGATGCACTGCGCGAAGATGTACTGACTGAAATGTGGAGTGCCGCCCCGCAGCTGCGCAACCAGCTGCCTTCCGACTGGTGCGTCACACCCACCCGTATCGACGTCGACATCCAAGACGACCACGGCAAGCGTATAAAATTTACGCGGGTTGACAGCACCGATCAAGACCCACTCGTTTGCCCACCTAAGGTCAACAGCAGCTACGCACCCGATCACAAGATCAAATACCGCAACCTGTCGCCAGACGTCGTAACATGGATGGAAGACAACAAGCAGCGTGCAGCCAAGTGCGCTGAGATTGAAAGCCAGTTCAACACTGTGCGGCATCAGCTGAAGGCGTTCATGTCACAGCACAAGTCGCTCAACAAAGCGCTTGAAGAAATGCCAGAGATTGAACTCTACGTCCCTGAGCGTTTCATGGAGCGCTACCGTGCCAAAGCAGCACCACGTGTCAAGCCAGAAGCACCGACCAACGTCGAAGAACTTAACATTGATCGTGACAGCCTCGCCGCTGCCGCTATCGCCCACCGCATGTCCCAATCTAACGCAGCATAGGAGACTACAAATGAGACAGTCCGGAGAAGTTACAACCAAAGCCCGAGAGCATGGCATTAACCCTCAGACGGTACACACCCGCATCCGCAGTGGTATGACGCTTGACCAAGCTCTAAGCACGCCGGTGCGCCAATATAATATAAAAACTCGCAAGCGGAAAAAGTGGGCAGCAACAAACCCTAAAAGCCAACTGGTGTGGAACTACCTACTCAAGAACCGCACAGCAAGCCCCAGAGAAGTTACCGAAGCCACAGGCGTATCTAGCAGCCACGTCTACCGGTTAATGAATAAAATCGGCACCCCGCTTGAAGTCTTCGAAGCCGAGGCACAAGCTGCTAACATGTCAACACAACCACCTGTGCAGGAAGACGCCTCGTACATCGAACACGCTGGTACCGAGAACGCCATCAAGTTGGCTGGGTTTGCAGCGACGACACCACCAGCGCCGCAGCGAGACGGGGTGTGGACGTCAACTATCGTGGTCGCACTAGCGGCTATCACTGCCTTAATTATCTGGGGGTAATATGACTACACTACTCGACAAGTGGAAAGAGCTAGCCAAGATAGAAAACCAGCGGATGCTTGAAACGCAGTGGGGCGGTCGCGCACCTAACTACGGGATAGCGGCGGGGCCGGGAAATTCTTCCGGTCTACCTCGCATGTCCGAGATCGGTCGATCCAAAGCAGCCCAAGAACTGCTGCGTCTGTCGCAACAAGGCTACTCAGTCGCTGAGGCCGCACGGTTCACAGCTACACCTGTGGAAACTGTCATGCAGAGATGCGCACGTTACCAAATCAAGTTTAAGGACAGCAGCTCAGGCAAAATAGCTAAGTAATCTGCTCAGCCCCAGTCGGCGGTGGGCAGACCAAAAACACCGACAGCGCGGCAAAGGTCTTTTTTGTGTATTTGGTCCTTCGGCCTGAGGCCGCGCATCTAAACAAAGGAGAGCAACATGAAAAAGTACACAGTGTTAAGAAGCTATTCGATGGTCGAAGTACATCAAGTTGAAGCTGTCGACGAAGAACAAGCAGTAGACGCTGTAGTTAACGGCGACGAAGACACCTACGTCAAAAGCTACGACGGCGAATACGACGATAGCTGTACTGTCGAAGAGGGGTGGGATTTATGAAGAAGGGAATGTATATCGTCGCATGGATGACACGCACCGAAGAACACGGTGACGTCGATCACTGGGAAGTCTTTTCTGACAAAACAATGGCTGAGTACAAAGCAATTGAGTTGGTTATGCAACCCGACGTTTACTGCTGGATTCAAGGCTGGTCGTACGACGGGAGTGAGCCGCACTACATAGAGGGAGAAACATGATGAACTTAACAAAAGATCAAACGGAAACAGTCATTATGGCTTTAAAAGAATTTCAAGGTGTTTTTTGCCATGAGGAAACCCAAGATGTATGGAATCACATAGAAAAATTGTTGAAGCGGTATGAAAGGTCTTTGAAAAGAAAGGAGCAAGCATGAAGATAGCAACCGTTGACCTAGAAACATACTGGGCTGTCGGTCACTCGCTGACCAAGATGTCACCTATCGCGTACTGTATGCACCCCGACACCGAGATCATCAGCTGCGCGTTTAAGTTCGGCAACGACCCTACTGTCGTTGTATTCGGTGAGCAGGAGGTCAAAGACTACTGTGCCAAGGTTGACTGGTCTCAATACTGGGTTGTCGGTCACAACATGTCAGGGTTCGACAGTATGATCCTGTCGTGGCGGTGCGGTGTCGATCCTCTGTTCTGGGGCTGCACGCTGGCTATGGCTCGGCCTATCCACGCTAAGGACGTGGGCCTGTCACTGGCCAAGCTGGTCGCGCACTACGGTCTGGGCGTCAAAGACCAAACGGTTCTACACAACACCAAGGGCAGACGACTGGCCGACTTCACTGACGAAGAGATCGCAGAGATGCGCGTGTACAACGCAGCTGACGTCGACCAGTGCTACGGGTTATTAAGACGACTCATGCCGCAGACAAATGCCGCTGAACTCAAACTGATCGACATGACTATCCGTATGCTTATCGAACCCAAGTTTGACATCGACCGGACTTTACTTGTTCACACGTTAGCAGACGAGGACGCACGCAAGGAAGCATTGTTGGCTCATGCAGCAACGGTCATGGGTGTACGAGAAGACGGCGTCTCCAACGAAGAAGCTGCGGAAGCGGCATTGACCGTACTGGCGTCAGCGGCTAAATTCAAAAAGCTCTTGGAGACCCTAGGTGTTGACGTACCCATGAAGGTTTCGCCGTCTGACCCAGAGAAACAAATACCCGCTTTGGCAAAGACCGACGAAGACTTCCTAGCTCTCCAAGAGCACGATGACCCGCTCGTCGCTAACGCAGCAGCTGCCAGGCTAGAAGCGAAGTCGACGATACTACAGACGCGCATACAAGCGTTCATCGACGCGTCCGACTCACACCCCCAAAACAAGATGCCGATTCCCCTCAGGTACTACGGGGCAGACACCACTGGTCGGTGGAGCGGGTGGGGGTACAACCCTCAGAACCTGCCACGGGTAAATCCATACGACCCGAAACCATCCGACGCTCTGCGCATGTCGTTGGTAGCACCACCGGGCCATATGGTTGTTGTCGCCGACTTATCCGGTATCGAACTGCGAGTTAACCACTTCCTCTGGGACGTGTCATCCAGCACCAAGCTGTTTCGTGCAGACCCCGGCGGTGCGGACCTATACAAAGACTTCGCCAGCACCCTGTACGACATACCTATCGACCAAGTGACCAAGACCCAGCGGCAGGTAGGTAAGGTTGCGCACCTAGGTCTGGGTTTCGGCGCTGGACACGTTACATTCCAGAAGGTTGCCAAACTCATGGGCGGCGTAGACATCACCGAGGACGAGAGCCGTGACATCGTAGACAAGTGGCGGTCTGCCTACCCCGAGATAAAAAAGGGCTGGCGCACATGCCACAACTCGCTGACCACTATAATGAACGGCAACACAGGCAAGGCCGTCGACCCTTGGGGTATGGTGTTCCCGATACCTGAGGGGCTGCAAACGCCCAAGGGTGTGATCCGGTACCCTGACTTACGCGAAGAAGACAACGAAGACCCCGACGACGACCGCAAGGAATTTTGGTACGGTACCGGTCGGCACAAGGCGAGAATCTACGCAGGAAAGATCGACGAGAACATCGTCCAACACCTCGCTAGATGTGTAATCGCCGACAACGCACTGGCTGCGCAGAAGGCTCTGGGGTTGAACCCCGCGCTGATGGTACACGACGAACTCGTTTACGTGGTGCCAGAAGCAAATGCCCAAATGGTACTAGATACTGTGCAAGATATTATGCGGACCCCACCATGTTGGTGGCCAGAGTTGATCACTTGGTCAGAAGGAGACATAGCCGAAAGCTACGGCAAGGCGAAATGATGTGTTAACATGGTTGCACATGCTTTAATATGCTGCTAGTTACGTGTTAACAGGTAATACTTGGGAGACTTATTAGTATGCAAACAAGTAAAGTATCGCCTTATCCAACCGAAAGAGGAAACGTGCTGTACTTGAAGTATGGCAGGCGCTCTGGGTCGATGGCGAACCAAACTATCTACACGATGCTTGCATCTGCTTCGCTCAGTACGCCATCAGTCGCATCATGTGGTGCAACTACAGTGTGGGCGAACGGACCAATAGCCCCGCCGTTAAGCGCACCAATTTTGAAAAGACTTCGAAAGGATGCGAGCATGACGATTGGTGCTGTAGATATGGACACCATGCACGTCGGGTCGCTGACTGATAAAAATGGTTTAAGGAAGAGACAAACCTATGATGGGATTTACAACAGACAACTGTAAGGTGCCGCACGCGGACGAGTTGTCAGAGTGTACAGAGTATCTAGT